CAACTTTCTGCCGCTTGTCGTTTCAGTCATCTCGGAGAATCTACATGTAGACGGTTACAAGCCGTCTGGCGAGACGACCATTGAGACGGCATCGAGCATAGACACTGACCCAATGTGGAATACGTTCAGGGCTAACCGTATGATCTCACGTCAGCACGGTATTCACCGTTCTGTTAGCAAGTATGGGTCTGCGTATATAGTTGTCCTTCCCGGCCAGATGGCGCGGGATGAAGAGCTTGAGGCTGATGATGTGCCGGTTATGCGCCCAGTTAGCCCGCGCCGGATGACAGCCTTCTACGCTGATGATATAGACGATGAGTGGCCGCAGGTCGCAATTGAGGTACGTGTCACTGGTAACCCAATGCGTGTACAGGACCAGCGCGTGATCGTAACGCTGTATGATGACCAGACACGATATATCTTGGTCAGTAAGACTACTGGCATTGTGTCGAACGTCTCTCAGCTCAGTCTTCAGCTAGCCGCGCCGGATGATCCATACATCAATGGCATGTCCCCAATCATGACGCACGGGCTCGGGATTTGCCCTGTTGTCAGGTTCCTGTACGAAGCTGACCTAGACGGCGAGACTGACTGCTCAGGCGAGGTAGAGCCGCTCATCCCTGTCCAGGACCAGATTAACGCGACGACGTTCAACTTGATGATGGCCGAGCAGTACCAGGCATTCAAGCAGCGCTGGGTTACTGGTATGGCACCGTCCGACGAGGCAGGACGCCCCAAGCCTCCATTCCAGCCAGGCGTCGATCGCGTGTGGGCTGCCGAGGACCCGACCAGCAGGTTTGGCGAATTCAACGAGACGCACCTGGAGCCGTACATCAATAGCCGCGAGGCCGGCATTAGGCACATGTCGACAATCTCGCAAGTACCGCCGTATCACCTCCTGGGCCAGATCGCTAACCTGTCGGCAGAAGCCCTGGCCGCCGCACGGGATGGACTCGATCGCAAGGTCGAAGAGCTACAGTCTATCCTCACTGACCCGTGGCGCAATAGCTTCCGGCTCAATGCCCTGGCCGCAGGCGACAAGAAGGGATGGAATGACCTAAACGGCGAGGTAGTCTGGCGTAATACGAGCGCCCGGGCATTCGCTGCAACTATCGACGGGCTAGGCAAGGCTGCTCAGATGCTCGGCATCCCAGTTGAAGAGCTATGGCGTCTCATACCAGGCGCGACCGCCGACGATGTCAATTCCTGGGTACGCGCGAAGCAGGAATACAACGCGAAGGATGTCGTCAAGGACGCCGTGGCCGCAGCTCTACAGAGCCAGCCTCAGTACTCCAGTATCACGTCTAGCGTTGGTGGCGGTCCTGGAGGCGGTGGCGTTGAGGCTACCGTCCCGGTTCAGATACCAGCCGGTACTCAGGGCCGGATAACCAAGACGACGGGCTCGCGGTCGGCCCGGCCAGCTACTGGTGGCGGTGGTGTGAATGTCCATTAGCCAGGATACGACCTTCGACCGGACTCCGCAAACCGACCGGGACGCGATTAAGGGGCGCGAACGGCCTAGGGGTATACCGGAGGCCCGGAGCCCTGGTTCAAGAGGCCCTCGTGCCTACCGGTTCCTTGGCACGGGCACGTCCGGTCCTCTCGCGGCTATCGCCCCGAGTCCGCCACGGGCTCTGGATGCACATTACGAGTCCGACCAGGGTGCTGTCAGCGAGTACGTCAAGAACGCCATCCGGGCGATGTGGGATTCGCATATCGACCCTGACCGGTTCTCGGCCAGCTGGAAGGACATGGGTCCGATACTCAAGATACTCATTGCCCAGGCTTATGCGGGATCGGCCGGGAACGCTGCTGAGTATTATCGCAACCTACATGTCGTTCATGGACTCGACTACCCAGTTGTAAGACCAGCATCATTCAACGCCCAGCACCTCAACAGGATGACTGGTTCCGTTGCGAACGGGACATTCTACCATCACCTCAACACGAAGGGAGAGGAACCGGGCAAGGCGTCAGGGTTCGCGCGCAATACACTCTCTGGCGCCGGTGCCCGGTTTGCTCTGAACGGCGCACGGAATACGGTTACTGCGGCCGTAGCTCGCGACCCAGAAGCGACAGGCTGGGAAAGGCTGCTCAGCCCTGGCTCGTGTTCATATTGTGCCGCTCAGGCCGCGAAGGGGCCATTTAAGCCTGGCAATACCAGCTTCCGCGCTCACGACTACTGTAGCTGTCTGGCTAAGCCCGTGTTGCGCGGAGTGAACGATGACAGCCCTAATGCGGAGCTACATGACCAGTGGAACCGCATAACAGAGACATTCACCGGCAAGGAAGCGAGAGCTGCCTGGGATCAATACTGGAGAGAACATGGCGACGACACCTAAGCATGAGACGGCCGAGGGGCGAAAGGCTGCAGCCAAGAAGGGTGCAGCGCTACCGAGCAAGAGCGGTGGGGCTCCGCGCTACCCGACGCCTAATGTGGCCTACCTCAAGAAGGCAATCCGCGCGGTCGGACGTGGCAAGGGCGATCACTCTACGATCCGTCGCTACCTGATCCGGCGTGCTAATGCTCTTGGCGCGCGGAACCTCATCCCAGAAAACTGGAACTCAGACGGGAGTACAAGCTAATGGCGACAGCCAGTAAGAAGACCAAGACGAAGGCACAGCAAGCTCAGGACGATGAGGAAGACACCAAGGACAACGGCGACGACGAAGAGCAAGAGGACGACAACGGCAAATCGGATGCGCAGAAGCGTGAAGACGCATTCCGTCAGATGGTAGCCAAGAAGCGAGGCAAGAAGTAATGCCAGCTACTACGGGTGATAAGTATCTGTACAATCCAGGTCATGGTAATGGCTACGGCCATAATGCTAAGGGCCAGGAACTGACATCCGAGATGACCGAGCTTGACCTCAAGCCCAATACTGAGGTCACGTTCCTGGAATTCGACGCCGACTCTGATTGGCCGCTGGTCGAATGGGTCGATGGCCAAGGCATAGACCGCATCACGACGATCGAGCCGAGTTCATTCGCAGACGACTTCACTCCACTTTAGCAGGGAGGCATTATGACACTTCTATCAGCAGGCCAGCTATTCCAGTACGCGGAGCAGCAGGCCCTCAACGCAGTATTCCTCAAGACGCAGAGCCCGGCGGTCGCAGCAACATACATGGCTATCAGCACGTCGGCCCAGTCCGGCGTACTCCAGTCGACGGCGACGACCATGGCTGATGCCACCATCAATGAGTACAACACTTCGACCGCCTACGCGCGGCAGAGCTATGGACCGGTCGCCGCTACCGCAGCGAGTCCATCGCTTATCTACAACACGTCTATCCTGACGTGGGGTCCGTTCACATCGGCTCCGGGTACGGCCAACTGGGGTATCGCTACGACTCTGGCTAGCGGCACGGGCGCGAATACCATTGCAGCGTTCTTGCTTGCCTCCCCGCGTACGCCGGCAATCGGTGACTCGCTCCAAGCCGCTGCTGGTACAGGCAGCGCGGGCGTGGGTTTCCTTTGCCAGGTGTAATATCAATAGGCCTGGCGACAGCAGACCTAGGGATTCCGCGAGTAGAGCCATGTAGCGCGCTAACAGGGCTCGCTACCATGTGTGGGGCTACACCCACATCTATGTATCACAGGACGTGCGGAGTAATCAGCCATGGCGCGGATATCTGGCTATGTCCAGTTCACGCTGCGCTTGTTGCGGCCGGAGCCGCTATGTGTCGCCAGTGCGCGGATCGAGGAGGCGTAGCTCAGGCATATGTTTACCGGATCAATATGATTCCGGTTAGGCTACCGAGGAGGTATCCTTGACTCTAGATGAGATTGCTGCACTTGAACAGGAGTGGATAGGCAAAGTACAGGTATCACAGTCAGAAACTTACTTCGACTGGCAGCCTTCTCCCGTTGGCCTATTTACGCAATTGCTGGAAGAGTGCTTGCCATACGTCCAGGCCGGAAATCAGACGTTTTTGGATGTGGGTTGTGGTATCGGGACCAAGTGCCTGATTGCTGCAAGTTACGGGCTGTCTGTTTCTGGCATTGATCGGGTGTCTGATTATATTGATGAATCGGCTCGACTTGGCATAGTTACGCAGCAAATGCTAATTGAGGATTTTGCTGATTATGCAGACTATGGTTTGGTCTATGTTAACCATCCGAGAAAGGATCAGGAGGGAGAAGCTGATTTGGAACGTCAGATTCAAGATCACATGTCTATGGGCTCAGTGTTGCTGGCTATTAATTATGGTGTATCCCCTAATGGCTGGACCGAGGTCGCCCGGCAGGGGGACTGGCACGCGGCCTGGGTGAAGTCATTATGGTCTATTCTCTTGTTCATGCGAATACGGTATTCGACGGCAGTGCGGCGTCTGCAAGTGGACCGCTTACCGTCAATTGTATTAGTACTGGGGCAGGCAATCTTCTGGTACTAGGGTACTATATAGCTGGCGTCAGTGGTTTCACTTCAATGACAGGCCCTAGTGGTTGGTCACAAGCTGCTCTTTCCAGCACTGCTTCTGCTATCTATTATCTTCCTAATTGTCCGGCAGGAATAACGTCTGTTAGTGTTTGGTGGGTTCCCAGTGGTAATGCTGCTTCCCTAGGCGCGTGGGCAGAGATTTTGGAATTTCATGATTCGGCCGGCAGTAACCTTACGCCACTAGACCAGACTGGAACTACAACCGGAAACTCTACACCTACTCCTGTCTCAACTAGTGGGCCAACTGTCGCTGCGAATGAACTAGCTGTTTCAATTTATACAGGTGGTTATGCTTCCGCGACAAAAGATACTATTACTCCAGGTTCTGGTTTTACTAATGCTGGGTCTGTAGGACAGGCTATTAAACAGACCAGGCATGGAATCATGGACTATAAGTTGGACACCGGAGCGGTAGGTGTACAGACTGACTCCGTGACTTATACAGGACCGTTCTCTGGCGGTGGCATGGGAGTAATTGCCACCTTTAAGGGTTATACACCATATAGTGCGGCCGGGACGCTAGCCTCCAATGCTGCTACGGCATTGGCATCCTTGGCTCATACAAACGTCGCAGTCGGTAATTGCCTAATACTTGGCACTAAGATTTCCAGCACTTCCATCACGGTTAGCGGAGTGACCGGTGGCGGAGCTACAGGATGGACCAGAGTTGCGGGACCGAACAATGATGGTTCCCGGTCTCAGGAATTCTGGATGGGGACGGTTAGTGCAACCGGAGCGCAGACGATCAGCCTTACTTATTCAGGATCGGTTGCCGCTATTGCCGTTGACCTTGACGTTCAGGAATTCTCCTCTGCCCTAGGAGCAGGGGCAGTCTGGACCAAGGATGTTAGCGGATGGCTGGTTGGCTCATCATCTACCACCATCACCTACCCGACGCTAGCCCCAGTAATGTCGAGCGCGGAGCTATATGTCGCCCAGGCCCGGATTCCTAGTGGTGGCACGTATAGCGGACTGACCGCCGGATTCACTAATCAGAATGATGTCAATGGCAACCCATATATTTACGGCCCGAACGTCACCGCGTCCGTGACGCCGACCCAGACTAATACAAATACGGCCATTGCTGGCGCCCTGGCAGTACTAATTACTGATACGCCACCATCAGTTGCTGGGCTTCTGCCGCAGCAGCTAGAACATCGCAGTTCATCACGCAATGTCATTAAACGTCATCGACATGCTATTTTCAGGAGTTGATAACTGATGGCTGAATTCCAGGCAATCTCTCGGTCCTCTGCGGCGAACTTTGAGCCAGTTCCTGTGGCGTTGGCCGCGGGTACTACGAAGACTGTTCTTCAGATCGCGATACCGTCTACTACTGATATCCGTGTTATTGGATGGGGTGTCAGTTTCGATGGAGTATCAGGAACGGGTATTCCAGTGATCTGCTCTCTATCGGACCTGGATACCGCTGCTACTACTGGTACCGCTCTGACCCCAGAATTGTGGGGCAACTCGCTTCAGCCAGCATCGCTGTGTATCGGCGGCGCGGCGCTGACAGCATACAACCTGACTGTTGAGACCGCGCCGACTACATGTCGCATGCTCGACGCGCAGCATGTACATCCGCAAGCCGGATACGGTATTATATGGCCGGATGCGCCTTGGCAGCCAAGGGTCGCACCATCGAAGTTCGTCCGGCTGCGTTGCAAGGCTGCTGCTGTCGTCAATGTGCTTCCGTGGATACTATTTGCCGAGCCGGGAATCTAACAATCGGACGAACTGAGAGGCGATGCCAATGCCATTTCGCGGCGCGGGTACCCTCATTTATCGTTCGGCTCTAGTCCCGCAAACAGCAGCAGTTCCGGTCGTTTACGATGTTAATGGGCTTTCTACGGCTGTTTCTATAGCTAGTGGTGCTATAGTCCAGACAAGTATTATATCTGGTTCTGCCACGGCCGTATCGAGTGCGGCTGGCGCTCTTGGCCTTAATGGAGTCATTACCGGCTCTGCGGCCTCTCAATCGTCGGCCAGCGGTTCTGCCTACTCTGTCCTAATTGCTGCGGGCTCTTCAGCCACTGGGTCTACCGGCAGTGGTTCTCTGGGCAGGGTTATGCCGCTGGCCGGCTCTGCTACTACGGCTAGCTCCGCGAGCGGGGCTATGTCAATGACCGGCGTGGTGGCGGGTCAGTCGACCGCTGTTAGCACGGCCACCGGAACAGTCGTGCTGACTCTCCTAGCGGCAGGACAATCCGCCACCACGTCTCTCGCTACTGGTTCACTAGGGCTAGTCGCGCCGATTGCAGGCTCCTCGGCCGCGTCTAGTTCCGCGACCGGCGCGGTAACTATCGTTGTTGGAGCTGTTACTTATACAGTAGCGGGTTCCTCCGCAATCTCGTCTGCTGCGTCTGGGACAATTGTTCAGATAATGGCTCTATCCGGTTCTGCTACTGCTGTGAGTAGCGCGGCCGGTGTCATGGGCTTGACCGGAGTGCTCGCTGGTTCTTCGACTACTGTTAGCGGCGCTACCGGTGTTGTTACGCTGAGCATGGCGGTGTCTGGGTCTTCTGCTACGGTTAGCAGTGCTTCCGGCGCGATTACCCAGACGACAATAATATCTGGTTCATCAGCGACGGTCAGCATTGCCACTGGGTCTGTTAGCCGCGCATACCCTGTGGCTGGTTCGTCTGCTACTATTAGCTCTGGTTCTGGCGCGGTAATTATAACAACTGGGCCACAGACCTACCCGGTAGCGGGGAGCGCTACCTCTCAAAGCGTCGCGAATGGAACCGTGTCCCTCTTCGCGGCTCTGGCTGGTACATCTTCTAGCGTGTCGGCAGCGACTGGCGTGCTAGTGTTGAAGGGTGTGCTAGCCGGCAGTGCGGTCTCGGTCAGCGGTGCGACGGGCTCCATCAGTCTGACCGGGGCTGTCACTGGTAGCGCCACCTCGGTCAGCGTTGCTGCGGGCTCCATTACGCTGACCGGGGTGGTCTCAGGCAGTTCGGCTACAGCTTCACTGGCTACTGGAACACTGGGCAGGGTTTTCCCGGTAGCTGGCTCATCAACTTCGCTGTCCTCCTGTTCCGGTGCGGTAGTAATCCAGACTGGGCCTATCACATATCCGGTGGCCGGCTCGTCTTCTGCCGTTTCATCCGCGTCTGGTGCGGTTGCTCTTAAGGCTGCGATATCAGGGTCGAGCGCTACGACGAGTCAGGGTTCTGGCGATCTG